GGGCCGGCGCCCCTGGGCCATGATGACAGCATCCCCTTCGGCAGGGGTGCAGACCTGCCGCCAGTTTCCGAATTCCCCGCTGCTCTCAAAGAGCTGACGGGTGCGGCGCAGGTCCAGCGCGTTCATGTCGAACTCGGGAACCTGCCAGCCGAAATGATGCAGCCAGACATAGCGGCAGAACGCCCAGCAGTGATTGTCGGTCTCGTCCCACTTCCGGCCGACATAGTCGGAGACCCACGCTCCTGTTTCCGTCATAGTCAAACTCACTGTGCCAGCCCCGGGAAGGTTTCGAGATCATAGAACCGGTTCGGAAAGCGCCTGTTTATCAGGTTGGGGAATCCGGCAACGGCGCGGATCCTGAAAGCATCAGCCGTGGCGCTAACCACCGAAAGCTCCATGGGCGGGTCATTTTCCGGCCCGTCATCCAGGCCCGAAGAGAGATACTCGCGATAAATGGCCACAATCGGTTCCGGTCGCGTGTTTGCCAGGTTGATCTGCTCGATGATTTCACCGCTCACATTGTCGATCTCGATGGTGCATTGCGGCAGCCCTTCTGAGGACTGATCCGGGGGCTGAATGTCAAAGGCGAAGGCCACAAAGGTGGCGATTTCCCCGGCATTGCGCGCGGCGCCCGCCTCGATGCGCGCGTCCAGCGCCTCACGGTCGCAGACCACCCGCACGGGATGGGTAAAGGCCGGGTGCCAGAGCTCCAGGGTGTGATAGATGACCTCATCCACGGGGGCTGAGGCGTAGGCTTCGCGAATGGCGGCAGAGAGGGCCGGATCAGGCATTGCGGGTCTCCATCCGGGCGGAAACATTCCAGTTCAGGCCCGGTCGTGCTGTTGCGGTAAACGGGCCTTCAAACCGGCTTTGAACGGTCTTGAAACCACCCCCGAAAGGCAGTCGGGTTTCGAACCAGGCACTGCCCCCGGCGGCGCCAAATGCGTCACCCGAAGCGGACGTCGGCAGGAACAGGTCATGCCCCGTCTTGCGGCGCACGTTCGCTTCGCAGATCAGAACGCCGGAGGTTCCGTTGCCGGTATAGTTCAGATAGCCGGTGTCGCCGATCAGCTGGATGCGGGCCTGAGGCGTGGTGATCCCGGCCCCCGCGGGGCTGACAAAAGCGACACGCCACCAGCCATTGCCCCGGTCACGTATACTGAAGGTTTCCAGATCCCAGTTGCTGATCACAGACCCGTCGCTGAGATCGCAGGAGACCTGCCGGACGGTTGCGGCACGATCCAGAATGGAAAGCCGGACCTGGCTGCGCCCTGCGGCCTTCAGGGTAGCCGTCATCCAGACCGACTGATTGTCATCGATGACGGGCAGCAGATATTCCGCAAACCGGGTGTTGGTTGAACTGTCTTCTGTGATCAGGGAGGCAAGCTGACCCGCCGGGCCCAGTGCCGCGTCCGGTGAAACTGTGAGCCGCCGCTGCGTCCAGTCTGACAGATCTTCTGAATGGCCGGTCAGGGACCATGGTTCCTCCCCGTGCCAGGCACGGAATGCACCGAATTCCCGGTCGGTGAACAGCCAGTTTGCCTGCACAGTATCGGCCCGGGCAAAGGTGATGCGGCGTGCCCGTTTGGGCCCGACTTCCATGTCGGTGCGCCGGGACGGGTCGATCGGGTTCAGGCTGTTATTGGGCAGGCTGATCCCGGGCAGCGTGTCGGGCCACAAACGCTTCATGAATAGCCTCCGCTTTTCATAACACCGGAAAGCGGGCCGACCCCGCGACGCACATTCGAGGCGATCCTGGCCTCGGTCTGTTCGATCAACACATCGATCATGCGGGTGCCGCCGTCATTGCTTTCGCGCACGGTCGCCTCGCTGCCGTTTGCGTTGTTGTGCACGTTGACCACCACATCGGGCTTGCCGTCACCGGACTGCGCTGCCGGGCGAGCTGCAGCAGGGAGCGCCGGGGCCGGGCCCGACCGGGACAGAGCGCCGAACACGCCACCTTTTGCAAAATACGCCGGGCTCTGTGCTGCATCGCCGAGCGGCGCGGCCGGCGGGGTTTGCAGTGCGGCCGGCGCAAAGGCGGCCAGCAGATCCGCAGGCAGCGACACACCCAGCGCGCCGGATCCGGTACGCTCGAGCGGCAGAACACCTTCGCTGCCGTCCGGTCCCGTGGCCAGAACCCCATGACCACCGCCGAGCTGGCGCAGGGGCATGATGGCCTCATCCCCGGCTTCGGCAAACACGCCAAGGTTTCCGCCGGGCATTCCAAAGAAGGTCGGCTCTGAGACAACCTGATCGCGGTACTGCTTCAGCTCCCCGCCGGGCACGCCGCCGTCGGCAAAGGGAAAGATGCTCAGCAGGCCATCGATCAGAGGATTGACGAACTTATTGGTGAACCGCTGGGAAAAGATCCGGGCAATCTGGTTCACGATTTCATTGCCCAGCGAGACAAAGGCATTTTGGGCCTCGCCGGTTTTGGTGATGGCGTCTGTCAGAGCACCCGAAAAGCTCCCCGAAATCGCCTCTTTGGCTTTGTCTTTGACGTCGTTCAGATCCCCGGCCAGCCCTTTGAGCTTTTCGCGCAACTGATCGACTGAGGCCGCGCCGGCCGGGCCAATACGCTCCAGTCGGGGAATCAGATCTGCAATGGATCCGGCCGCACGTTGCGTTGCCTGATCAATGGCGCGTTCGCCTTCAGCCGTGCTCAGCAGCCCGGCCTTTACTTTCTCGTTGACGCCATCAACCGCAATTCCAAGCGCCAGAAGCAGCTCCTGCGCTTCGGCATTCAGACTGTTCAGCGTATCGCCCGCGCGGCGGCTGCGGCCACCGGCTGAAGATCTGAGCTGGTTGCGGATCCGCAGGTCCTGGGCCGCAACCTCGGCCATTGTGTCGCCGTACTGGCGGGCCTCTGCATCCAGCGCTGCCAGTTCGCCCCCTTCGGCCCCGTCGCGGCGCACTCCTTGTGTGCGGATCATTTTCTGAACGCCGAGCTGGCGGGCAGTCTCGACCGGGTCGCCGGCGTATTTGGCGCGGATCTTTGCGTCCTCCAAAGCACCGGAGGCGTTTGCCGACAAGCTTTGGGATGCTGCCAGCGCCCGGACCAGCTCGTCAGCAACCCGCATGGCCTCATTCGCGGCCGCGCGGATCCCGTCAGACATGTTCGTGGCGTTGAGCTTTTCGCCTTCGGCCCAGGCTGCCCTGATTGCGTCTTTGACTTCCTCAGTCACGCCGAGCTCATCAAGGCGGGCCTCAAAGATCCGGCGGGCCTGCGCAGCTCTCAGTTCCGCTACACTGGCGCTGTCTTCGCCGTGCTCATTGATTGCCGCCTGGATCTCGTTTTCTTCCTGCAATGTCTGCAGGTAATCCTGAGCAGCCTGCTGGCGGGCCTGATACTCAGCCCGGATCTGCTGGAACTGTTCAACCGCTGCCTTTGAACGCTCTGCGATCGGATCGCGCTGAGGGTTGGCGGCATCCCATTTTTCCAGCAGCGCCTGCTTTTCTTCTTTGGTGATCCGCAGCAGCTCGATTTCGGCCTGTTGCTGCGCCCGGGTCTGAGCGAGCTTGAGATTGTGAACCTCTGCTGACTTCTCCCCGTAGCGACGTTCCGCCTCGGTCAGATCCAGCTTGCGGCTCAGCTCGTCATCCAGCTCGCGGGCTTTGGTGTTGCTCTCCGCATCCCGCTGCTCTTCCAGCGCCTGCAGCTCATAAAGTTTCAGCAACAAATCGCGAAGACCGCTAAGCCGCTCGTTTTCGGCCTCAGTGATACCGCCGGTTTGCTCGGCCGCGGCCCGGACACTGGTGACAAGCTGTTCAAGAGCGGTGATTTGCTCGGCGGTTGAACCTGTGGCTGCATCGGACAGCCCCTGATAGTCGTCGATTACCTGATTGATCAGGGCCTTATTTTCGCGCAGTAGCTCTTTGGTTTCAGCGTAGAAGTTGCTGAGGCCGAACAGATCGGCCACTTCAGAGCGGTCATCCAGCTTAAACTTCTGGCCGAACCCTTCAAAATCCAGATCGCTTTCATCCAGGGTGACCGCGACCGTCGCCTGAATTTCGAATTCAAGCCGGCGGCGCTCATCTTCCAGAGCGGCCTCGAGCTGCTCGCGTACCTTGTCAGCATGGATGCCAAACCGGTCTTCAAGATCGGCATGGGACACAGAGGTGGCATCCACAGCGTCCTGATAATTTTTGAGCTGGGATGTCAGGTCAGAGATCTTCTCTTCCAGCGTTTTGGCTTCGTCGCCGGAGCTGGTCAGCCAGCTCACCATGGCTGCGCCTGCGGCGATCCCGCCGATGGTGACCAGATTGATAGGCGACAGGAGCTGAAGGAATGCGCCTGACAGGGCAGACAGCGACCCTCGGACACCCAGAGGGCCGAACACCTGGGTCAGCTGCGTCCCCTGCTGAATGGCGAGCTGAAACGGATTCTGCCCGGCCGCCATCATCACGCCGATATCGTTGAGCTGTGCAAAGACATAGCCCACATGGTGCCCGGAAGCGCGTGAGGACTGGCCGAGCCTGTCCATACCGTCGGAAGTTTTGTCAGAGGCCTTTTCGCCGGCATCGCCGACACCCAGAATGGAGGCCGCGAGCTGACGCGCTTCGGCCGTTGCGCCTTCAGCCTCCATCTGAACCTTCAGCTCAAGGATCAGCTTTTTGAAACTGTCGCTCATCAGACTTCCTCCAGGCCGAACATTTTCAAAGCCTCTTCAACGCCCGGAATGTCATCATCCCCGCCTTCGGTTGCTTCATTCTGATTGCCGAACAGGGCGAGCTGGATGGACCGGGCCATGGAATGCTCGGCCAGTTCTTCTGCCCGCTGATGGCCCGCCACCAGCGCCGCCAACTGCGCCAGCGTCAGGTCGAGGATGTCCCCGATCCGGTGGCCCCGCTCGCAGAGCCAGGCGATGGTTGCGCCCCAGGTGACGGCTTCGGAAGATGCTCCAACGCCGGGATCACCGCTTTCAGGATCTCTTCGTTCGCCACGCGCGCCAACGGCAGCACGTGGCGGACAAAAAAATCCGCGTTCACCTCAAACACAGCTCCGGCAAGTTTCATGAAATCGGCGCCGTGCAGATCCCCGATCCAACCCACATCCACGTCGGTGGCAACGGCGATGGCTTCAAACATTGCGGTCTGATTGTGAAACAAGGCGCTGGTCAGATCACCCTGCATAATCCAGGGCGCAACCGGGCGAACAGCTTTTGCGAAGGCCGGGATCTTGCGCACGGGCAGGGGGGTGATGCTGAACTTCACCCCCTTGACCGTCAGTTTCCGAGGAACAGGGACAAAGACTTCGAGATCGTCATCCATCAGAGCGCCGCCACGATCAGTTCGTCATCGCCGCTGACCGGCAGGAACCGGAGCTCGGTCCCGGTCATATGCAGCCCCTGATAATCTTCGGCCTGCGGATCAACCCGCTGAACCGAAGGCGCATAGATCGCGATCTTGTGGCCTGCTTCGGTACCGTAAGCAAAACCGAGAGACGCCAGTTCGTTGTTGTTGATCTCGTCGCGCCATGCGACCTCTTCGGCCGCAGAGAGCTGGACGCTCATCTTGCCGGTGGTCTCGCGGTCTGTGATATGCACTGCTTCGGCGCCCAGAAGCTGCGCATGCTCGACCTTCTGATTGAGATCCACGTCCAGGCCGCGGTTGCCCAGTTTCGTGCCGCCGGAAACAACGCCATCGTTGTAGTTGCACCCGATGCGGATGTCGCCGCCGTTGGCATCGGTCAGGACAATCGGACGCTGGAAGGCTGAATAATCGGGGTTGATCCGGCCGCCACCTTCCACCTGGTTGGTGTCAAAGCCCTTGAACATAAATTTCAGTCTCGGGATCTTATAGGCCGGATTGACAAAAGAGACGGTGCCCCGGCACCCCTTTGAGATGAAGACGGTGTTTGCCCGGATAAAGCGGATCATGCCACTTTCGAAATCCACGGAAACGGGGGTGTATTCCACGCGGCTGCCGGCCGAGATGGTTTCGGCCATCCCGCAGGCCCGCAGCAGTTTACCCCAGGCCGGTGCCGTACCGGCAGCGCCCGAACCTGCCAGCTCAACTTCAAATTCAAATGTTGCCAACCGCCCGGCGACCAGCTGGTCCGAACCGCCCATGAATTCATTGACCAGCTCACGCGACACCAGATCCCGGGGGATTTTGAAACTCGGATTGATAACGCGGACTGCATGAGATGCGTCCCATGCGCCGGCACTGACCCCATAGCTGTCCTCGAGGCGGAACTGGATGACGGTGTCTCTGGTGCGGCGGCTCATTTCTCATCTCCCTTCGGGGCGGGTTTCGTGGGGGTCTTTTTCGCGGGGGCTGCCGGCGGCGCCGGAACGGGTTTGCCGGTCTTCTCATCGCGGATGTAGCTGCCACCGGATCCGGGTGTGACGGGAACGGTAGTGGGTTTTTTCGGCGTGAAAGAGGGTTTGGGTTTGGTCATCACGGGATCCTCAACTGATCGGAAATTGCGAAATCGGTCTGATAGACGACGGCGTCTCCGGCAAAGGAGACCGGAACCTGGCCCCGGAGGACGAACACGCCCAGCGTTTCTTCATCGGGCGTCCAGCCAACGATTGCCGAGACCAGTGCATCCAGCACCGGTTCGACTTCGGTCAGGCTGCGGGCGGCGGTCTTTTTGAGGCCCCGGAAGGCAACGACAACGGTCACCAGTCGCAGGACCTGCTGTTGATAGGCCCCGATGACGCTCTGATCGTCACCGCCCTGAATGCCGCCTGGCACGACGTAGGCGGACACCGGTGCCTGGGGAAAAGCGCCGTTTTTCTTCAGGACTTCGGACAGCTCAACCGCGCCGCCGATGCGGTGGTTCAGTTCAGGAATGGCATCCTCGATGCGCGCGGTGACTTCGGCGGCGAACATCAGATGAAGCCCGACATGTTTTTGGCGTCAAAGGGCCGGTCGCGGTCGGTAAACTGTGCGCCGGTGCTGCCGTTGCCCTGAGGCTCCCGCCCCTCGATGTCGAGGCGGATCCTGCCGTCGGCAATATCGCGCAGCATGCGTTCCGCACTCTTGCGGTCGATCTTGGTTTTCTCGTCGGGTTCAGAGGTGTGCAGGTTCCAGTAGGCCAGGATTTCGGCCAGGGGCGGGATCTGCACTGGAACCTCTGTCAGCGGCAGGTTATACCGTGCCCCCAGATAGCCGTCGATTTCAGCCGAGGCGTCATCCAGCGCTTTTTCGACCACGCTTTCGTCGATCTGTCCGGTCGCCAACTCGCCCCGGTCGGTCAGCCCGATCAGGGTGCCTTCACCGAAGCGTTCGATCATTTCTGCCAGTGTCGAATAGGCCATTGCAGCAGCTCTTCAAAAGGATGCGAAAAGGTGGCAGGCAGGCTGGGGCAGCCTGCCTGCCCAGAGGTGCCGGGCGGGGAACAGGAACCCGCCCGGGTGCAGGTTCAGGTGGCAGAAACGATCAGCAGAGGATCATTCCGCAGTGCCTCGAGTTCACCGTCTTCGAGATCGGAAACCGGAATGGAAACCGGCTCGGGCGTGAACCGGCGACCGGCGCGGCGGCGGCCCTGCATTGGTCCGACCACGGTGATCATCGGTTCCTGAGGTGCGCCGCCTTCCTTTTCAGCGATGAGCTGCTTCAGGTTCGCGACGGTCGCATCTTCGGGATGGGCAATGTCCAGTTCAGCGGCACGGGCAATCAGGTCGCCGCGTTCCTTTTCAGCGATCAGTTCCTTCAGAACGGCAATCGTAGCATCCTCAGGCACTTCGACTTTCAGCTCGGCGGCGCGGGCGATCAGGTTGTCTTTCTGTCCCATTCTTCAGCCCTCCTTACGCCAGCCAGGGCACAACCAGCAGCTCGGCAGTGCCTTTCCACTCATTGGTTTCGCCGCCGGCGCCGAGGTCGTTGTTGAGCAGCTTGCGCGCCTTGCCTTCCAGTGCCGGCGGCACGACCAGCAGGTTCGGCATCACACCCAGCGGGCGCCCATAGTCGCCCTTCATGCCTGACAGCGAAGTGCGGGCCAGCTCGTAGTTCGCCGGGGTCAGGTCCTGTTTGGATCCCCAGGCAAACTGCCAGAAGCCAAAACCGGTGTTGAACCGGGCATCCGCGCCATAGACGAACCGCTTGTTATAGAAAACGTTGTCGTCGTTCAGGTTGTCCTTGGGAACGAACTCGAAGTCCTTGCGCTTCTGCAGGATGATCGGTTTCAGCGAGCGGCTGGTGTCAAGCAGGTACCAGCCGGGGCCAGCGCCGCCATCGGTGTTCGCGACAGAGATTTCCTTGCCATCTTCACCCAGAACCGGGTGGTCGGTGTCAAAGAAGCTCTGTCCGTCATAACAGGGCGAGTTGAACCCGTCTTTCAGAGACGAATAAACCAGCAGGTCTTTCTTGGCACCGGTCGAGGTACCCAGTTCCGCGAACAGCGGCCCGTAGATGCCGAGATTGTCCGTCTCGATATCGTCGCGATCAACCGCGATTGTCAGTTCCCAGACCTTCTCTTTGATCTTGTAATCGTGCTGTTCGAGGTTCTGAACCGCGCGCGGACCGATCCATTCCCGGACATTGGGGATTTTGCCCAGCCAGCCGTAGGTCTGTTCTTTCGTTGTGGCGGTGACTTCGGTCGCCACACGTTCCCACTGGGAAGAGGCTTCGTTCAATGCGCCCTGGAACGTGGTCTTGAACCCGACCCGGAGAGCGCTGAGGTTTGCGGCATTAACTTCCATGGATTTTGCTCCTTATCAGGCGGCGTTGGTCAGCGCTTCATCGAAGCGGATCCAGACGCCCGTGGCGTCCACATTGTCGATGATGCCGGCAGGGGAACGCGCGCCGCCGTTGTCGGTTTTGGCGACCGTCTGGTCATCCACGACGAAGCATTTATTCCCGATGTCTGCGGCGGTGATTTCGTCCGCGCCTGCCGAATTGTCGTAAGGATAGCAGCCAGGCAGGTAGCGCAGCGTTGCGTCACCGGCCGCGCCCGCCGAGTTGTCGACACGCTGCTCGGCGCGCCCGACGCCAACGAGGCCGGCGGCCGTCCGGCCTTTGGTCAGGTTGCCGGCGGCATCACGCATGACGATTGCCCCGGCAAAGATCAGGGTTGCAGCCGCCACTGGACCGACCCGCAGGTCACCTTCCAGACGCGGCGTGTTGCGGTCTTTGGTCAGGGCCACCATCAGTTCGCCTCCTCTTTGAGGGTTTTCAGATATTCATCTTCACTGACACCCAGAGCGACACATGCGGCGCGCTGCGAGGCATTCAGGGAGATTTCGCCATCGGCATCAGGCGCAGGCTGACCCAGATGGGTCTCGCCGCCGATCGCGGGAATGCCGGCGATGATATCGGCGGTGCCTTCGGGGTCGGACTGGTGCATGGCGATCCACTGCTCGCGCTTTGCCTTCAGCCCAATGCGGCCCTTGGCGATCTCGCCGTCGACGAAATTGGTCGAGGCGTCCTCGGCATGCTGAGCCGTCAGCGCGGTCAGCGCAGTTTCAAGTGCCGCGTTCTGGGTTTCCAGAGCCGCGACCGAGCTCTGCAGCGCAGTGATCTGGGCGTTGTCGCCCTTGCCTGCGTCTTTTGCAGCTTTTGCCGCGGCCAGAATATCGCCGCCGTCAGCAACGCCCAGGGCCGTGCCGATTTCGCTGATCTGCGACTGCAGGGCGGTGGTTTCAGCACCTTTTGAAGCCCCTTCAATCGCGGTTTGAATGTCCGTATCGGAGGCGTCCGGGCTCAGGCCCAGCCACCCCGCCACACTGGCGCGGAAACTCATGTCGGTATCCTCTTGTTGATGAAGCGAGGCCAGGCCTTGCAAATTGGGCCGGTTCACCAGAGATGCGCGGGCGATGGCGCTGATGCGCTTGCCTTTGTCATGCCTGATAACCGGAGAGATCCCGCGATAAGCGCGGGAAGCGACGAGGGCTTCCCCTTCGTCGGTCCATTCGACTTTGCCCCAGATCCCGTCATCGCGGGCCTGCAGCTCGGTGATCCAGCCCCGGGCCGGAGCCGGGAGCCCCTTCGGGGCAGCAAGATCAGTTGCATGGTTTTCATCGATCGGCAGGCGGTCACCTTCCGCCATGCTGACCGCAATAATCTGTTCAGCGTCGGTTACATGGTAGGGGCCCCGCTTGTCGTCTGTTGTGATCTGTCCGCTTACAGTCGGCAGCAGATGCACCCACTCCGGAGCCGTCCCGGCCTTGTCGGCGGGCAGGTTCACAGCATTCAGGGAGATTTGATGTGCATCGTTTGTCATGATGGCGATCATCGCCAACAGAGGGGGCCGATTATACACCCAAGGGCTTGGGGGCACTTTGGCCTGAAACGTTTCGAACAGCCTGCCGGGTCACCGCAAAGCGGTCAATCCCCGTCCGCGCTGTCCGCGACATATTCGGCTAGCTCGTCAAGAATGTTGCTGCGGTCCGAATCTGAAATCCCAATGAACGGGCGGGCCGGAATATCGCCCCAGGGCAGCGGAATGGTTGGGGTCGATCCGCCAAAGCCCTTGCCCTGAACAGATCCGAACTGCCCCTTTTGCGCGCCGAAGTGCATCACGGCGGCCTGTATCGCATTTGAACCGACAGAGGCATAATCAGGCCCGGACCCGGCGTGGATGCCGCGCGCCATGTCCCCACGGGCCGTAAGAGGCGGGCCAAACGGGATGCCGAGCTTTGCATAGCGCTTGAGCGTGGTTGGCGATCTGGGGGCAAAGGGCTGGCCGTCAGGTTGAATGCCTTTTGCAAGCCGGTCCTGTGTCGATACCAGCAGCAGCTCGGCCAGATCTGCCATCAGCGGCGATGGGTCCGAGATCCGGCGCCCGATTTCAGCAAGGCGGGCCGCTATCACCTCATCGTTTATCTCGATCTGTGTCATGGGGCAGGGGCACCTGTGTTCAGCGCAGGGCTGCGCATGACCGCACGGATGAGGGCGCTTTGCTCCGGGGGGAGCTCTGCCAGAAATGCCTCTGTGATCCCGGCCGGCCAGTCGGTGGCCTTTTCGGCCATTACCGGGATCAGGTCAGCGGTGCCGGCACCGGGTGCATAATCCCAACCCGGTCCGATCCCGGCCGGGCGGCCGGTTGCGGGATCCGGGACGTTCCAGTTGGCCGGCAGCTTCAGGCGCGGATTGCCGCCCCGGCGAATGGCCGCTGCAATGGATCGCGCGCCAAAGACACGGCAGGAACACCCCCAGCCATTGGGCGGAAAATGCGTCAGCCAGAAGGGATGATCCGCCGGCAGGATCAGCCCGTCCCAGGCGAGATGGTGCAAGCGGGGGTGAAGGGAGCCGCCATGGCGGTAGACCCAGTATTTGAAACCGCTCTCGCGCAACTGGGCCAGACGGCCGGCCATATAGGTGGTCTGCAGGTTGGTGCGGTAGATAGTGCGCATCCGCCATTCCCGCCCGCGCTCGCTGTCCTCCCCGGTCCAGCCGTGCCAGTCGTGGCGCTCCACGATGTCCTGAAACTCGGCCCGGAAGGCATCATAGCCGGTGCCCTCGGATATTGCCCGATCCACCGCCCGCGCCAGATCCGCCAGCAGATCGGCTTTAACAGCGCCCGCCACCATGAATGCCCGGTCGTGCGCGTTGTGGCGCAGATCATCCCAGCGCGATGTCGGAACCAGATGGCCCAGCCGCAGACGCCAGGCCGTGAGCTGCTCGGCAAACGGCTGGCGGAATATGCCCCGGAGCTCAGGGCCGGCCATCGCTGTTCTCCGCGGCTTCGTCCTCGATCAGCGCGCGACCACCCAGATGGGCCGCTCTGAACGCCTGGGTGAAGGTTTCAACGAGGCCTCCGGACTTGATTTCCGGGAGGCCGGAGTGCAGGAATTCGCGCAGCTCCTCCAGCGATCCGGCGGCGTCAATTCCGGCCTGCAGATCTGCCATCATCCGCTCCATCGCCGGGCGGGCGGTTTCGGTCAGCTCTTCCAGCAGGATCGCCATTGGGTCGAATTCGTCAGAAACGCCCACAGGGGCCTCTGAAGCCTGCAGCGCGGCATCGGTCCCTGAATTCCCGTTCTCCCCATTAAAACGGTATTCAAATCGGCCCGCAGGCCCCTTTGCGCCCCGTTCCCCCGGCGCATTTGGCGGCTGGGGCGAATTTTGGGGGGTTCCGCCCAGAATTTCGTCTTTCCCGTTTGGCTTGGAGAGGCCGAACTTGTCCCGGACTTCCTCAGCCTTGACCTGAAGGCCGGCCCCCAGTAGCGGGGTCAACGCCTCTGAGAAGGCATGCAGGTCTTCCGCCTCCGGCCGCGAGATCTTCAGGCGCGGGTAGGCGGGCTGCGGTCCCCATTCCATATCAACCCAGGGGCGGATCAGGTCACGGTTGAGGATTGCAGCAAGCTTACCGGCGTCGGAGGTCTCGATATCCTCCTGCACTTCCCGGTGTTCTTTGCCTGATCCCAGACCGCCGGTCACAGCATCGGTCGTGGCGGTCTGGCCCAGCACCAGCTTTGAAACCTGTCTGTCGAGCCAATCCGCGCGCTCTTCATAGAGCTTGACCGATGACCCGATATTCTGGGCCTGAACGAATTCGATCATCATGCTTTCAGGAATGATCGCAGCACAATCACCGGCAATACCGGCCACGGCCCGGAACAGCTTGTTGCGCTCTTCTTCAGAGGTGCCGGGGCCATACTTGCCGATCCGGATCGGCTGGCCGTAGGTCTGGGTGAATATGGCCCAGTCCCGTTCGGTGAACTTTTTGAACAGATAGGCCCACATCGCAGCGCGCGCCAGGCCCGAGCGCAGGGGTAGGCCGGATTTGGCCTTCATGGTGGCATAGATGAACTTATAGGGCGGAAGCGGCAGTTCCTGCCCCTTCGGATCCAGCATCAGGGGTGTTTCCAGGTCAATCCGGTCGAACCGGAACCAGCGCTGGTCCCGCCGTTTCAGCTGCCTGGGCTCAATCTGACCTTCAGAAAAGTCCCAGACGATCTCAGTAAAGCCAAAAGCTTTGCCGATTGCGTCAAGGATATCGAACAGCTCGTCTTTCAGCTCGTCCCGTGTCAGCCAGGCGCGGATCCGGTCCGCGATCTCTTTGCCGATCGGCGTTTCCTCGCCCAACTCGACATCGATGGGGAGCTGACACACCGCCCGGCGCCGGGTGCCCAGTACGCCCAGATAGTGCAGATCACGCTCCTCAATGGCCTCGGCCAGCTCCAGATAGCCGACCGGATCACCGTGATCCGCAGCGCGCAAAAGAGATGTCAGGCGCAACGGCGTCAGCCCGTCAGCCGGGTATCCGGTGATAGGAGAGCGCACGCCGCCCATTGTCGGGGCAGCGATTTCTTCCGTCAGGTCTTTTACTCTGACCGGGGATCCGTCCGGCCCCAGCACCTTCGTTGTTCTGGCCATCGCGTCTTTCCTTTATCCAGTGACGGACCAGGGGTCGGAAACCTCTCCGAACCCCGTCAGATCCCCCAGCCGTGAGGCACGCCCAGCGGCGGCTCCCACCATGCGCGCTCTGCATCGTCGGCCCGCGCGGCAGTGTCGTGAAACTCGTTGTTGATCGCATCACGGTTCAGCCCGTTCACCGGGCGGTAATCGTATTCGGCGTACTCCTGACGACTTGCAAAATAGGCCAGAGCGCAGGCGATGGCGCTGTCACCGTGCCTGTCGAGGCCATCAGAGCCTTTCATGCGAAAATCATCAGGAACCTTGATAATGCCGTTCACGAACTGCAGGGACTGATGGTCCTGGACGACATCGTCGTGGGCGACCAGCACGACAGTTTTGTCGCTGAATGCCTCGATGTAGGGGGGCATCTCCCGGGAGTACCATTCGCGGCTCAGGCTGACCTCGATCATACGCTCGCCGTATTTCTGCGCGGCTTTTTCAGCGAGGTATGCGCCGTTCCCGGTCTTATCGAGCGCGCCTTTGACCAAATTCGGCACCCGGTCGCAGACGTAATAGAGAATGTCTCTTTGCTGATCGAAAGGGATGTTCCGCAGTTCAACGAGGAGCTTTGAAGCGCGAACGAGACCCGGTGTCATCTCCATGATCACAATATCAGTCGCATCGCCGGAGCGCGCGAAATCCTCACCCAGAAAATGCTTGCGGTTTGGGTCAAGCTTTTCGAGGTGCGGCTTGAGCACCTTTTCGCACCAGTCCAGCGCCGCTTTCTTGCGGACCTCGTCAGGCGCATTTTTGAAATCATCGTCCTGCTTCCAGCGCTCAAACGGAATACCCGGTGCGGTACAGGCTTCAATCTGCACGCGGGTCAGTGCCGCGCCCTCGGCCTCGGCCGGGATCGCGTCGAGCTCCTGACGCATGGCAGCCGTGCGTGACCCATATGATCCCCGGATCCGCGCCTCCCAGGCGTCCTGATCCTCCTGGCTCCACTCCTTGCCTTTCATCAGGCAAACACGATGATAAAGCCCGTTATCGACCGCTGCCTGGAACGGGATATGGTGGATATTGAAAGGGTTCTTGCCCGCCCTGGCTTCCCGGATCAGCTCGTTAAACGCGTTCAGCACCCCGTTATGGGTGGAGATGACACGCACCTTGCCGCCCCAGATCAGCAGGGCGTTCACAGCATCGATGACTTCGCGCACATCTTTGTGGAAGGCTGCTTCGTCAATGACGACGACGCCCTGAAGGCCGCGAATGTTGGACGGGTTCGATGACAACGCTTCGACCCGGAAACCGCTGCTGAAGGTGATCCGG